TGGGCTTTGGGTCTAATTCTAACCTTTTCATGGCATTTTCCAACAGAATTACACGTTTTTCAAGTGCCGCGATCAGTGCAAGAGGATTCTGTCCTTGAGGTACGAGATACATTAAACCACCCATTTCGGTTTGACATTGATGGATTTGCCCCAAGACGAGGTGTTCTCATCCAGAGCAACGGCGACATACCTCCAAGCATCAGCAGCGTGTGAGTGCTGGTCATGCAGGGGTTTATTAGAAAACATCTTTGTGTTCGGGTCTACATCGTAACGATAGTGACGTAGATTTTGCATCCCATCGGCACAGTTTGTCTCATGGATAAAACACCTGTTTAGCAGTGTCCTGGCAGCGTTAATCCCGTCAGAGACCGAGAGCTTCGGCGTTATCCTGATTGGTTTACCCATTGCCTCAAGAATATCCTTAACGGATTTGCCGGTCATGTTCTTGTTCTCAGCGTCATGGGGAAGCCACCAATCCCGGTAGACATAACCCTTTGTCTCCAATATATGAACATAGTGATCTATGGTCTTTTGGCAGTTCTGGTAGAAATCCACCACCCTTACTTCTCCACCAGGTATGTATTGGACGAACCAGATTGAAGTCATATCTGCCCAGCCCAAATCCCAGAATGTCTGGACGGGAATACTCTTGTCGATCAAGAAGTCCCTGATTCTTCCATCCTCTTGTGCTTTTCTCAACTCGTTAGCGTAGACAGCACCATCTAGCATCTGCCTGGTATGACCCTCCCAGACATTCAAATAAGCATCAGGGTCTTTTGCTTTGAGTTGGTCTAGTTCTTCCCGCAGGACTTCAGGAAACCAAGGGTTGTCGTTCCAGTTCACCTTACGGATAACCGCATTCCCAGGTGGGTTGACCACAAACCGCTTGTAAGTCTCATCTGTGTCCAGGTCAGGGTTAAAGGTAACCCATATCTCAGAACCAGGTTTACGAACAGTCGGGATTAAGGTCTCCCAAGATGTTTTAGATACCGCTTGACCCTCTTCCACCCAACAAATATCAACACCTTCGTATGATTTTATGGATGTGACATTATGTTTAAGGCCAACAAAAGAGAACTCAGAGCCGTTCTTGCCGTAAATCGCCGTTCTTTGTACATCAAAGAATGAATCCAGGCCCATAGATTTGATCTGGTCTGCTAACAGGGCGATCACAGAGTCTGAGATGGAATTCTGAAGCTCCCGCGCACAAAGCACCCTGGTTGGGCTTTGGACTGCCTTTGCTATCAATGCTCTGGCAACACCCCAAGATTTACCAGAACCACGCCCCCCATAAAGAATCTTGTACCGGGATGGCTGGAACAGGAAATCTAGCTTCTCAGGGAAATCAAGTTCAAGCTCCATCAGGACGAACCAGCTTGATTGCGATCTCAGAGACTTCAATCGGGCCACCATTCAACCCGGTATGCTCAACAGTGTTTGTCTCCCTCCACCGCGCCCTGGTCTTGAGCCAGAAAATAGCCGCTGCCGTGTTTCCCTTCTTTGCCTGCTGAAACAAGGTCTGCCCTATGCTGGCATTGGCATCGATCCGACCTGCCTCCAGATCGGCCTTGTAATACTTAACCAAGGTATCAGAACTGATCTCCAGCTTTGTTGCAATGTCCTCGTAAGGAATACCCACCGCAGCCAAGGTCTTACAAATCTTCCTGTTCTCTTCAGTTGGATTATGTTTACTTCCTTGCATTTTATATCTCCGAAACAAGTTCGTTAGTAGTTACTAACGATGGAGCGTCCGGGTGGGTGCTGCCCCCCCGCAATTCCGGTGGCCCGGCTTCTGCCTGCTTCGGACGCTTAGGATATGGTTTAGCAAGTGGTGCAATCTTAGCACGCATTTCGCTTGTCAATGGCATTAGATATTTATGTTTGCCTTTTGTATAAAATGGCATTATGTTTGGGTATATTTTTTTTATTACTTCATACGCATGAGTGCCATGCCGATCAAACATAGATTTAGGATGTATTTTTTTACCATTCACTATGTATGCACCAACACGATTGTTCCCAAAAAGACCCTCGTAAATCCAATTAGTAGCCTGATAAATTCCTCCATGATGAGACTCATCAGCATCTGCATAAGACACCAATAATTTAATACCTGGGCTTTGTTTATGTAAAAATTTTATTGCTATAGATAATATTTTTGAAACGGTTGATTGATGTTTTTTTAGTGCTATTCTTGTCAACTCAACACATTGTTGCATAGAACACCCGTATGGACTACCTAATTTTGGATTTGCTCCATAAGAAAAAATAACTACTCCTATAAACTTATCATTTTCCCATACACCAATTTTGACAAGTTTGCTTTTTGGAATACATTTACTATAGTGCCAGTTTTCGCAAGCATACTTAGCTGCTTCATGACTGGCCCAATCAATCTTAAGTTTAGGCTTGTCTTGCATCGAATTCTTTCCCACAATGAGGACAAGCAATCCACTTTGGATCAAGCTGGTCTAATTTTCCTTGCTCTTCTTCTGTCGCAGGGTCAAAGTCAACTGGTTGCAGTGCGTTGATCTCATCAATCGTAAAACCAGTCAATGACAAATCAATGCCATCCAGGTCACGCAACTCATTGACGAGCATTTCGGTGTCCCACCCAGCATTTAAGGCGAGTTTGTTGTCGGCAATGACATACGCCCGTTTCTGAGCCTCTGACAGCCCTGTTAGCTCTATAACGGGGATTTGGGTGTGGCCTAGCTTCCTAGCCGCTGCCAGTCTGCCGTGACCAGCAATGATGCCGTTTTCCTCATCAATCAAGACCGGGTTTGTCCAGCCGAATTCCTTGATGGAGGCGGCAATTTGTGCAACTTGCTCCTCGGAGTGGGTTCGGGAGTTTCGCGCATACGGGATGATTTCACCGATGTTGCGCCATTCAAGTTTTCTATCCATGATTTTTGAATCCCTTTCGGGTTGTTCAAGTTAGTGCAGACTTACATCTGCGGGGTTGTTAATCTAGCAATCCACCATTGCGTCTGAGGATTGTAAGCAAATCTTCGTTACCGGGGAAGACTACAAAGTTTGAGGTTCCTTCTCCTGTTCCACGGCTTCCTTGGTCTAGGTAGCGGATGCCGGGGATGCCTGCTTGACGCAACGCAGATGAGACTTTAGGGCCACCTTCCATTCCTTGGCCTAGTTGCCTATACAAATCACTACCAGTTCCTCTTAAAACATCTTCAGTCCAGTTTTTTGTAAAACTCTCCTGAGTTCCGCCTTTTTGAAGATTGCCAAATATTTTCCCTTCTGAATTGACAAAGGCATGATTGCCGTTTTCTAATTGTTTATAAGTCAATCCCAAAGATTGTGGGTTGATTCTTTTAACAATATCAGGCTGCTGACTCAGAGGCTTATCCCAATCAAGCATCCTTGCGATTTGCTCATCTGGTAGGTCGATGGTGTAGAACGATCCAGGGTCACTAGCAATCAATTGGTTATATTTAGGGTCTTCCATTTCGGAAGCAGAGCGAACTTGACGATATTGCCCCTCTGATGCGATCTCCGTCATGATAGGCTTTTGATCCCTTGGCAGAAGTCCTTGCCTTTTTGCATATCTGATTGCGGAGGCTGGATTATTGAACCTGTAATCTGTAATGCCTTGAGTTGCATCTCCAACTCGACCGCGCATCTTTCCAACTTCACTAATCCCAGCAAGACGCCAAGTTTCATCACCAGCAGGCGATGGCTCAATGTAAACGCCTTTTCCCGCCATCACCTGGTTTCTTGGGCTTGCTAAAACCTCTTGATATTCTCTAGCAACCCCCGGTGACTCAGCAACATAGTGACCATATCCATAAGCCTGTGCGCCTTCACCAGAACCAATCTTTGTCGGGTCAAAACGCTCAAACCTTGCAGGGCTACCGTGATACACAGTCAGTGGGCTAACAGTACGGCTTGACATACCCTCAAGCAATCCAGCTGGCATACCGCCACGTTCCATAACTTGGGGGACAACTCGCTCGGCAAGACGTTCACCAGCACGACCAACAGCCATTGCGCCACGCCCTGCAGCCATACCCATCAATTGGGCAGCAGGCGCAACCCCTAGCGCAGTGCCGACAGCGAATGCAGGGTCTGCGACGCGCCGGATGTCTTCGTAGGCGGGGTTGAGTACGCTGAACCCCATCTCATCAGGCCGTGTGCCAAGCAGCCCCTGC